CGAACAGCAGTGATTATGCCTGTGTCGCCTGGGCCAACTGTGCTGATAGTGTTGGTAGCATATGTGGCAGCTCTGCGCACTGATGTAACTGTTGCACCAGCGGCCACCGATTTATTTGCACCTGGTGTATTGTCCACCTGGGTGATGTTGGCCATGCGATATGTAGACAAGCTTGATATCGAAAGTGTCTGACTGCCTGGAAAATTACTTGGAGATGCTGGTACTAGTTTGCCTAGTACTGTGTTGAGTTGTGCAATGCCGTCGGTCACTGTTGTAGTTGTAGTCATTGTCACTGCATTACTGGTCAGATTACCAAGACTTGGTGTACCCAAATCAATGGTATTGCCTATCACACCTGCTAAGTTTCCAGGGTCACTCCAAAAAAGATTTCCTGTACCGTCGGTTGTAAACAAATAGTTTGTGCCGCCGCCTGTGATTTTTATATTAGCATTAGACCCTAAGGTTAATAATCCTGATGAGGCTGAGATGGCATTTGCTGATAAAGTTACACCGTTTCCGGTGATATTACCAGTACCGTTGATAACACCGTTGCCAAAATTTAAATTGCCAACACTGATATTGCCGTTTATTTCAGTGTTACCAACAACATTCAATGTGGCAGTGGGTGCATTGGTGTTGATACCCAGGCGAGTGTTGGTGATGTCAAAAAATACCAAGTTTCCTTGTACAGAGAGGTTTGAACCTCTCTGAAGGTTGTCTTGAAGTATATTACCAGAAATCTTATTGATAGACATATTATGTTGTTGTGGTACTGTGAATCACTGAAATTGGTTCGCCGTCGGGCGGTGGTGATGTGAACATAATATCATACCCACCATTTACTGTGTATGCACTGGTAGAATCTTGATAGATGCTGCCAACAAAAACAATAATCTGCGAAGCTGAGCTTTCTTCAATGCTCATGGTAAAGATTGACGTTGTACCGTCTCCAACAAAAGAATCCACCACGTAGTCAACTTCCCCAGGAGCTGTTAAATTAATAAACTGTGTTCCGTTAAAAAATTCAATTGAAGCCAGGTCGGTATTGTATCTAATCAATCCAAATACCGGAGTCAGAGGTCTATTAATAGTACTACCTGTTGGTAATACAACACCTGAACTACCTGACTGTAGTTGACGATTTTTAACAAATGTTCCCATTAAATTGTTGTGTAACTTACTACAATGTTTAACGTGGTGTTAAGATTGGCAACAGCTTGAACAGTATCGCCTGTGTTTAACAGCAGTTTTTCACCACCGGTATACAGTTGATAAGTGTCGCTGGCTGTGATTTCTAAATTTGTTAAAATTTGATTTTGTGCGTTGGCTGTGCCGCCTGACGGAACAACGTGTACATTGGCCAGTGCATTACCAGATGTGTAGTTGTTGATAGTTAGCCAGGTGATAGCAGTATTTCCTGAGCTGGCATACACATTGCCAACTGTGTTTCCAACCAGTGATGTTGAGATTGTCATTTTGATTCCTTAAAATATAATAGCGTATACAATGGCTTTGCCTTTGCTGACTAGTTCGTCATCAACAGTTGAGCTTTTGACATACAACCCAGTGCCGCCACCACCTTCAGCTTTGTTATAAACAGCTACAGAATTGGCCACCGACGATGGGCTTGTGCCAATATTGCCATAAATTTGATGTCCTTGAATTGTCAACTTTGATGTTGCATAATCATAGGTAAGTTTTACATTGGCACCAAAACTATTATCGTCATTGAACTGTATCTGCGTGTTTGAACCAGCCGCTGTGCTTACAACATTACCTGTTGCAATATCCGACCAGGTGGTGTTGTTTGGAGATGTTTGCCAGGTGCCAGAAGTGGTATTCCAACGTAGGCCAGCGTAGGTGTTTGATGTTTTTTGGGCAATGATACCAATATTGGAATATGCTCCACTGTTGTTGGCCGCCAGTGTAATGAATGGATCTGTAATTTCAAGTTCAGTGGTATCAATATAGGTAATGTTACCCACAACATCAAGGTTACCTTGTATTTTAACTGTGTTAGTTTGAATATGTACATTGTCATCTGAGTTTATAGTAACAATGTAATAATCACCATCTGAGCGTTTGTAAGTAGACATTTAGAGATCCTTTGGATTATTTATTCGGGTTACAAAGTCTGTAAACGGTAGATGAGTCAGGTTTGGCAAATTATCAAACTCCTTGATCGGCGAAGTTGTATCTCCTTGAACTCTGTAAAAGGTTACATTTTTATACTCTCTCATTATTGATGCCATTTGTTTGGCCCAGTTTCCAGTAAACGTTGGATACCCATCAGATTTCTTATAAAACTCAGTGTTAGCATACAAATTATTAAACTTGCCTGCTTCAGATGGACCCATATCGAATCCCAGCAAATATATTGAATTATTAAAATCTTCAGCCGCTATGGACATAGCAATAGGTCCTGAACTAAATCCGTAATATTTTTTCTGAATTTGAATTGCACCAAGGTTGGGAATAGGCTTACGTGTATAAAATCTATGTTTAGCACTATATCCTGATTCTTGTATCATTTGACTAATTGGTGTGTCTGTAGCAACTAGCACAGTGGGTGTATCTGTGCGATATAATGCGTTACAGCCGTAGACTGGACCCAACGTTGTCAGATACTTTACATCAATTGGGCGTCTACTTACACCATTTCCTAAAACAAATGCGGCCATAAAAAAATCCTCCTTGTTATGTAGCAAGGAGGATTGGCCAGACAAATAGAAATTAGCTGGTGTAATTTTCTGCAATGGCCAAGTTGTTGGTCACACCGACGGTGCCAGACTTGATCTCTGTGCCTTCGTCACTGAAGAAGTTAATCACATAACGAACTGGTGGTACTGAATAGTCCAGTGCCCACTTGTTTGTGAGTTTGCTGATCAAGATGTCTGTACTATCGCCATTAAACATAGCAATGTTCATGTTGCCTGGTGACAATGCACCAGTGGCTTCGTTAGCCAGAGTGGCTTGATATGTATTTCCACTGGTTTGCCCCAGTACCAAGTATGTTGTGCTTCCTTTTTGGCGCACAATGATAGCTTCTTCTTCAGCACCGCCAATTTCACATGCTTGCACACGAATCACCGGATAAGCTGTGGTGGCCACGCTGGTGTTCTCACCGCCAACCACACCCAGGTATTGAGACGAGTTTAATGTTGTTGGATATACTGGATTTGTTAAACTGCCAAGATTGTTAAAACCAATGTCTTTGGTTGTGGATTTTTTAATTTTTAGAGGACGACCCATTTTGTTTTCTCCTTAAAGAAGTCCGATGCGGGTTCTAGCCGCTACGCTGTGGGTATTAATCTCAGCATAAAACACCTGATTGTGTTGACAAGTATTTATGTTAAACTTCTATTTCCCAACTCATGCTGTATGTGTACACAAATATAGGTTGAGCAATTGCATTGGATTGATATTCTCTATTGGAATTATTGCTGGTTGTGCTGTGTTCGCATCTGCAGGAAAATTCGCGAGTGGTAAATGTATCTTGGGCACCGCCAGTGACATTGGCTCCTTGAATTACATAAGTTGCATCTGGGGAGTTATAGTTCAACAAGTACGGATCCATATCCCTGTCTCCGAGATCGGTAGTGGTTAAGCCTTTATAAAAAACTCCTATTGAGTTCCATGAGTTGCTGTTTGGTTGACGATTAACTTGCCAGTGACCCGTTACTAAAATCCTACATTGGCTGGCTGGATATGTTTGGCTAGTGTCAGGATTGGTGTATGACTGTAGAGAATTGCCAATTACTGCTATAGGCCAGTTTGTTCCTTTAACATGTAATAATCCAGAAGATTCAGGTTTGATCTTTTGTGCTGGTTGCCCGTAGCTGAATTCACCCACAGCTTTATCGGGCCAGCTAAGGCTAACACCAAACGTTGCCCCGTCGTTGTATCCTTGTTCACTGAAACGCCAGCGAGCTTGATTTTCAATTACAAGACCGTTTGATGCTGTTAATTGGGCAGTACCTGAGTATCCCGGGGGTGTATAAAATATTTTGGCCACAACACTATTTAACCAAAATTATTGACAATATTGCCTAAATAGTTTACACTAAACAAAAGGATTTTAAATGCAAGACCTTGCAAGAATACTTGCACAAAATATACGCACTGGTTCAGGAAATCATGGCCTTACTGAAGAACAATTATATCAGGTGTTTACTCACTGTGATAATGTAAATCAACTGGCCTACAGTTTGTTTAAGTGTGCTGAGATCAGCGGTAAGTCTGCATTTACTGCACAGGTAACTGCAACATCAAAGCCCGGCTTAACAGAATTTACAACTTGGCATCAAATCGACGAATCCTGGAATGAATCCTGGGGGTTTGACAAATCTCATCCGGGCTGTTACATATACGGAGTGTTTGAAAACGATGCTCCAGCTGGATCAGCTAATCTACTAGATCCTGGAGTGATTTATATTGGAGAAAGCAGAGCTACCAGTAGAAACAGCATGCTGGGTAGGCGTACAGATTTTAAAGGAACTGTAAGAAATCCAAGACTCAGTCCGTACGGATGTGGTACTGTGTTTAAAGAAAAATTTGGTCTAGATAAAATTGATCACGTTTATCAAGCTTATCTGCCAATGCACCCCAGCTACTGTAAAGAAATAGAATTAGATTTGTTAGTGGAATTTTACAAGAAGCACAATGCAATACCTGCTTGTAATCCCAGTCTGGACCTGGTCAAAGTTAAAAAAATTTTAAAGATTGATGTATGAATAAAAATATTAAAGCAGGTAGTGATATTCACGCAGGTGACGGTGGCTATAGCGAAGGCACACAAGAAGATTATGAAAAGTTTGCAAAGGCTCGTGGTCAATCATTACTCAAGATGAGACTTCGAGAATTTGAAAAAACATCTGGCATGGACGTTTATGGTCTTGGAGCAAAAAGAGATATGTGGGATTCTAGACTAGAAAAGTTTGCCCAGTTGATTGCACAGGATTGTGCCGGCGTTTGTGACTTATATGCCATGCCCGACGGCACCAGCGAAACGGCAGTAATTTTATCTCTTGCAATAAGACACAGATATAGTGCCGAAGGGTGATAGGTCGTTGAGCTAGAATTTTTAGTATCAAAGAAAAAGGGCCTTTCGGCCCTTTTCCTTCTTCCCATCCCTGGGTAGTTCTCTGATTAGGAGAATGAAAGGTTAGATACAGCGATCTCGCCAACATAGTCACCAGCGTTACCGAAAGAACTTGCTGTGTTAGTAAGTTCAATGTAACCGTAACGTGTCATGAATGACACAACTGGTTCGAATGTTGATGGATCAAGTACAACACCACTGCTCATCAACGGAATGTATGGGCAGTAGAATGCGGCTGCGTCAGCTTCTGAAGAACCTTTGTAACCAACCAACACTGGTGTTGAGTCAGATGCATAAGAGTCAACGAACACACGCATAGCGCCGTTCAATGTACCAACAAACTTGGTGTTTGTAGGTGCTTCGAATGTACCTTCTGTAGTACGTGCAAATGCGCTAGTTGTAGCAGATTGCAATACTGTCAAAGATGCTGGAGAAACAACAGCCCAGTTACCTGCGCCACGACGTGTACGTTGGGCGATCAAGTTAGCAACACGGTTGATCAAAACTGCCAATGCGGCATGTTCGTCACCAACGAATGTAGCTGTACCAGAAACGGTAGCTTGGTTGTATGTGAACTCAGTAGAAGCCAATGAGCGCAGGCTCAATAGAATCTCTTGGTCAATTTCAGCTGTGATCTCTTGAGCCAAAGCTGCCATAATTTCGGCTTCAACGTCGATACCATGCATAGCTTGTGCGTCTTGAGCGGCTTCAAAAGTCCAACGAGCTTGCAATTTGCGAGTCTTGGCTTCAACAGCTTGTTTCAAGATTTGAACGGAGATCTGACGACCACCGTTGCCTTCAAGGGTTGATGTTGGAGCACCAGAGTAACCTTGAGCGGCTGTTTGTGTTGTTGCGGCGTTATCAGCACCACGAGCGCCTGCAGAGTATGCTGTAGCGATCTTGAATGGTGACAATGCTTCTTCACCAGCAACTACAGAAGTAGCGGCTGCTGTTTGATCAGTCATTGTAGACGCATAGCGTACACGCAGAGTGTGAATCTGACCAACTGGTCCTGTCATTGGTTGTACACCAACCAACTCGTTAGCAATAACTGTTGGCATGACACGACGGATAACTGGAAGAATCACACGGTTAAGTGTGGCAATGTTACCTGCTGATGTTGAACCAGCAC